ACAGGAACTTCTCATGAACTAGGAAAGTATATTCAAACAGTATTTGATATGTACCCTAAAGTTAAATTAAGAGAGGAGGAAAATTTAAAGAATGAAGAATGAAAATAATGAAATTGTTAAATCAATAGCAGTCATTGTTAATTTTACACAACGATGGATAAGACATAAACGAGATGCTATCAAAGAATATAAACTTACTTATTATGATAAAAAGAAGTTGAATAGTCTTGAGATAGCAACTAAAATATTAAGTGAATTTTATTATAAGATAACACACGAAGGAGAGAGCCATGACAAAACTAGGAGAAGCAATAAGAAATAGATTGTATTCTGCTTTATCTCTTGTTGATTATTCGAAGAAAGAAAACAGAAGAGATAGATGGAAACAAAAAATATTTAGATATCTAATCTACAAAAGATATGATGTAGAAGATGCTCTAAATATACTAACTGCATTTAATGAAGGACATCCAGATGCAAAGAAATTTATTAACGCTGCTGATAAACAAAGATTAGCAGAAGAAAAGAAATTCGGGAGAGGTTTTTATGAAAAGAAAAGACGATAAGTATCTTACACCACTCAAAACTATTGGTGGTACAGATGCCAATATGATTGCTCAAGGCAAACTATATGAAGTATGGATTAATAAATTACATCCAGAAAAACAACCAGATTTATCTGGGATATTCCAAGTTAATCTTGGTGTTGAAACAGAACCATTTAATAGAGAATGGTTTATGGAACAAACTGAAAAGAAAGTAGTTATGCCTGAGAAAACATTCTATAGAAAAGGTATACCATTCGGTCATTGTAGACCAGATGGTATTATTAAGAATGATAATAAGTATGGTGATTCTATTTTAGAATGTAAACATACTAATGCATTTAATGATATCAAGAAAGTTACTCAAAGATATTATTATCAGATCCAATGGAACATGTGGATTACTAAATCTGCTCTTTGTTACATGAGTGTTATCTTTGGAAACAAATGGGATTACTGGGAAGTAGAACCAGATGTAGATAAAACCACAGATTTAGTGTTAAAAGTAGAAGATTTCTGGGAAAAGTACATAAAGACAGGTATCGAACCACCCAGATAACAAGTTTATTAATCAGGTATAAAACCCTACGAAGGTAGCAAATATGCTCTCAGTGGGCTTTATATCGCTTTTTTTTTAAGACAAAGGAGAGAACATGCCTAAAATACCAAATGATACTATAATTACAGCAGTCAGGAAACATATGCCTAATCTAACTGATGCTGATAAGAAAGATATGTTCTGGGATTGTCATGGTCAATGGATAATCAAGAACAAATGGATGCAAAGATTGGCTGCTTTAGCAGGTGTAGAAGTAATAGATATTACTTGTCTACATTCTGAATCAAATTCTGCTGCACTCGTTATGCAAATCAAGACTGCAACAGGAGGAACTATTATGACAACTGGTGAAGCATCACCAGGTAATTCTAAGAATGCTTACTTCCATGCTATGGCTGAGAAGAGAGCATTTGATAGAGCAGCACTCAAAGCTTTAAATCTTCAGGGCTTTGTATATACTGAAGAGGATGCTGAACAGATTAAGGAAGGTCGCAGAAAAACATCTAAAGAAGATGTTAAAAAAGGTGTTGACATTCCTTATCCTAAATAGAAAATAATAACAATAGGAGGTACACATATGTGGACAGAACCTGAAATAACTGAAGTATCAGTCGGACTTGAAATCAACTCTTATGCTTGTGCATTAATGGGTGATGATGAAGACGCTGATGATTCAGATGATTCAGCAGATGTATCAGAAGATGATTCTGATGATGACGCTGATGATGATGATTCTGATGACGAATTAGGATCTGATTAATTAGGTTTCATTGAAACCGAGAAGAGTGCTGGTATTTATCCCTTTCTCTCTCTAACACCAGTGCTCTTCTTTATTATTATGAGAAAGAAATTACCATCAAGAAGACCTTGTACTATTATTAGACTAATGAGAAATGCTAATAAGTTCTATGTTATAATAGATCGTGATCCAAATACTGGAGAACCAAGAGGATTACATTGTCATGGTTCTAAACCAGGATGTGAGGTATGGGCATTATTACATGAAGCTTTACCTATTATATCTAGAAACATTCAATCTATGAAAGATCCAGAACATATAGCTAGTTTCTTTAAGTATCAAAGAATATCTATATTATCAGATATAGTACAAGTATTTGTAAATGAATATAAAGATTGGAGAAAAACACAATGATAGAATATATATTATTAATATGGGTAGGAGAGTTTTTATATTTTGAAGATATCTATATTAATAGACATGCTTGTTCTGTTAATGCAGAAAAAATATTAAATAAACAAAGTACCTATTCATATATTTGTGCACCTAATACCCCAAAAAATCAAAAATTAAAAGTTAAAGGAGTGTTCCATAAGGACTTATTAAAAAAGAAATGAATAAACTATTAATATTATTATTCTTTATTTGTACTAGCTGTTCTCATTTAGGAGTAGTATCATTTACTTCTAATATTGTTACTTATGAAGTAACAGGTAAAACAAATTCAGAAATTGTAGTATCAATGTTACTACAAAAAGATTGTAAATATATTAGAATATTAGAACAAAGGAGGATCTGTGAATAAAAGTACAATAAAAAAATTAATGATGCTAGATAATCTAGCAAAGTATTTTTTCTTTGATCATCGATGGTTACAATCATCAATGACAAGAGCAACAAAACAAGAAATAAAATTAAGAAATACTTTCTTAGCAATAGCTAGAATTAATGGCTTTAGTGTTAATATGATAGCTAGATATTTACATAAAGATCATACAACTATTCGACATCACTTGGCTTCGATGAAGCCTCATTGGCAAAGTCTAAGTCCTTGTCATCGTGAACTTTTTGTCGTGCCACCTTCTCAGCTACAAGATCAGTAACTCCATTCTTTTTAGTTCCTGCTGCTAAAGCTGCATATCCTACAATATCTATAAAGTTATCATCAAGATCTTTGCCCTGTTTTTGTCGCATCATTTTTACAAGTGCCATACAAATAGGTATATCTTGAGCTGTTACATTGAAACCGAAATAGGCAGTCCACATAGTGGCTACACTTCTAAACATAGAATTATAATCCCCATATGCATCTGCTCTTTCTTTAGTGATTAATCTTTTAGCTTCGTCTATTATTTCTTCTGGTGTCATACATATCCTCTAATGTTTTCATAGTTATAAAACTAACATCCTGGATATGATTGTCAAATATATTTATTTCTGTAATACCCCATGCCCAACCAGTAGTACATATCTTACAATAATTTTCTACATGACCATAAGGCAAAGAACAACCAACATTTAAAACTCTAGTATAATTTGATTCTCCAATCTTAGGACATCTAATATCATTATACTTATGTGAGTGTCCAAAGACTACATCAAATTGAGAGTGCTGCCCAATATTTCTTTCAGCATTAACTCCACCAAATTCTTTACCCATTACATTAAAAGGAACATGAACAAATCCTACATTATCTATCATATGAAATACACCATATGTAGTATAATTCCAACCAAATGAAGTAAAAGTATCTCCTAATTGTTTTTGCATCATAGAATATATTTCAGGATTTTGTTGTTCCCATTTATATAATCTATGTTCATGATTACCATAAGTACAATGTTTTAAACCTTTATATTTTTTCATAGAATTATCCAGTACTGAAAGACATTCTTTAAAAGAATCCATATCTTCTGTAAAAGTTCCTTTATTTCTACCAGCCATTGTTTCATTTCCAATATGCCAACATAAAGAATCAAAGGTACAAAAATCTCCTATCTGAACTACATGATCTGGATCTTGTTCTTCAATATGTTTACCTATCCATTTCATTCTATCCTTAGGAATAGCTGGTGCATCATGTACATCTGCAATAATAATTACTCTTGTCATACTTTAACTGGACCTATTTTAGAATAAGGAATATATTCACCATCAATATTTCCACACATTATTCCTTTATATAACACAGGTTTAATAGGAATCCATTCTCCATTTCTATAGATTTTTCTCATTGAATCTTCTGGTTTTTCTTTATCTTCCCCTCTAATTTTTTTACTTGCCATAGTTTTACATTTAGTTTAATATTTAATTTTATCAACAATTATGTTGATATATACATTTAATAACTAATCCCGACTATAGAAACTGGGGGGAGTAAAATCCTCCCAGTTATTTTAAAAATTTCTTTGCTATATTAATCCCAAAACTACCAGCAATTATCACAAGTAATGCCCAAGAAAACCATTCAGGTACATCAGTATTTAATATTACCCATCCATTAATTAAGTATGGCTGGACTGGTGGAAAAAAATGTAGACAAAAAATTCCTGTAAATAATAAACAAAGATACTCATCCTTCCAGGAAGTTTCACTAGCTCTTTGAGCAGAAGCTGCCCAATCTAATTCTGCTTTTCTTTCAACCTTCTTTCTTTCACCATAATGTTTGATGCCTTCTACTACAGAAGATCCAACAGTTTTAATTAATAAAGACCAAATCATTTAAATACTCTCATTACTAAATATACTAATCCCAGTATTGAAGTAATGTATGCTAATGCTTTTATACTACCAGAGCCCATGGCTAATTGTTTTTCTATTCCTAATATTGCTTTTGTATTTTCTTTTGATTTATTTTCTAGCCTTGATAAGGAAGATTTAATTTCTTTATATCTCTCAGAACAAATGTCCTCATGATCCTTGAGAGTACTAGCCATCTTAAATATTTACTCCAGGTGTAATTATTTCTTTTGATTTATTTGGAAATGCTGGATGCATATATACAGTAAAAGGACCATCAGTACAACTAGCTAGTTTCCAGTCATACATAAATTCATATTTTTTTATTTGTTGTATTGTTTGATGTGGTTGGTCATCTAAACATTCTTGCATTGTTGTATATTCCTTATCAACTTTTATAAATTTAATATTGTTTGGTGTTGCTAAATCATATTCTGAAATATGAATTAACATTATAAGCATGAACCATTTCATAGTATTATTAAGATTATATAAAATATATTAGACTAACAACGCACAATATTATTTGTTCTTTTTTTGTATTTGTTGTTGAGGTTGAGCACTTGGAATTGTAACTCCACCTGTTTCATTACTTAATTTATCTCCACGATTTAATCTTTGTAGAGTTTGTAGTGGTCCTAATACATTTATAACTTCTGCTTGTGAACTTCCAGGTGTTAGTGTATTAGCTCTGTTAATTAAATTTTGTTCATAGCTTTTAGCTTGATGGTCGTTTACATCTTTAGTATTAAAACTACCATCATCTAATTCTTTTTTTAATCTAGACCAATGTTCTATCTCTCTTACTCTATCTTTAGCGACAGATTCATGCTGTGATTTTATCCACCTGCATTCATCAATATCAATTTGTAATAATTCTTTTTTAAATTCATCAGTTTCTGTTTCAATCTTCTTTTGTTTTCTTTTTAACTTAACTAAATTTCTTCTGTATTCAAAAGATAATGTATGTAAGTTTTCAATAAACACTCCTTGTTCTCTTACACATTGCCAATACTTACTTGCTTTAGTAGGATGTTTACCATCATTCAAAACAGAAAACCTCATCTCAGTTTCTGTTCTAAACATTTGTTTCTTATTCATGGTATCATTAAGTTCTTCTTTAATTTTATTAATGAACCCATTATCCTTTGTTGGTAACATAGGATAACTAATTTTAGTTAACTTAGTCATAATATATTATATATAACATATTATTTAATTAATCCAATATGTATTTTACAGGTCTTTCTTGTGGATATTTTGGTTCAGGTTGATTATCCCATTCTTCTTGTGCTTCTTCAACCTTATCATCTACAATTTCTTGTGCTTGTGCTTTAGTTTTAGTAACATGAGAATATTTATTTGCCCATATTATTGCTTTAGCATTGTCAGATGTAATCCAAACATTACCAGGATGTCCTTGAAATATTGGCATATCACTTCTATCTTGATGAGTGAAAAAGTCTTTGCCTGTATTTTCAATTACCCAATATTTATTTGCCATAGTTTTCCTCCTTTCAAATTCTTATGAAACTGTTACAGCTCTTGCTGTTAATGCTTCTGCTACCTCTTCAGTTGTTGTTAATACTGCTGTTGAATCTGTATCTCCAGATGCTACCATTCCACTAGATGCACCACTTCCTGCACAAACCCCTCCATATCTTTCAGCTGACATAGAAATATCTGTAGACCATGTTGTTCCATCATATGTTTCTGTTCTAGTTAATTCATCACTTGCATCAGAATTATAACCAGCACACATTCTTGCATCAGTTTGAGTTCCAAAAACATGAGTGTCCATTGTTCCTGTATTACAATCATTAACTGTTGTAAAAGCTGTTCCATTATATTCTTGTGTTTTATCATTTATACTAGAGCCACCACCACCAACTACAAAACCTGCTGCAAGAGTTCCTGCTCCATTACAATCTGGATTTGATGTTGATTGATTACCCCCTGAAGACCAACTTGTACCATCATATTCTTCAGTAGATTGAATCCAACTTCCTGAACCACTATGTCCTGTTCCACCAGAACCAACTGCTGCTGTTTGAATACCAAACATAGCATAAGTAGAACGACCAGTAGAAAAATCATTTCCTTCTGTCCATGAGCTTCCATCATACTCTCCACATTCATCTTTTAAACTTGAACCATCATAACCACCACCAGCAATTACTGCTGTATTTGAAGAACCACAAGCTGCTTGTCCACTATAGCTACCCCAATAATTTCCACCTGAACTCCAAGAAGTTCCGTTGTATTCTTCAGTACGATTTGTACGACCACTACCTGTATGACCACCACTTGCAAGACCAGAATCAACTGTTCCACAATCTCCCATACCACCATATTTTGTTCCAGCAGATATTGCACCACCTGATGAAAATGCTGCTATAAGTCTTGCAACTTTTAAAGCATTAGCAGTTGTGTTATACCACATTAATCCTTCTGATAATGTTGGATCATCACTTCTGATTTCCACACCACCAGCAGATTCTGTTATTGAACCACTACTTTGACTTATATTATTACTTACTGTTCCACTCATAATTTTTTTAACTATCTGTTACTGTTTGTGCTGTTACTGCTTCTGACCATTCTTCTGATGTTCTTGAATCAGAACCATCTGAACCACCCCAAGCTAATGCTGTTGAAGATATACCTGCACCACAAAGTTGTTCTTTAGCAGTTGCCAAACTATTTCCTTCAGTAGACCAAGAAGTTCCGTTATATTTTTCTGTTCTATTTTGTAAACTTCCAGTATCTCCACCAAAACATAAAGCACTTGTTAATATTCCTACTGCTTCAAAATCTCTTTTTGATTGCGACATGTTTCCACCTGAACTCCAAGCACTACCATCATACTCTTCTGTACGGCTCATATATTCTCCACCTCCACAAGCTATAGCTGCTGTTTGAGTACCACATCCTGCTAAACCACTTGCAGCAGATGATAAATTTCCACCACTTGACCAAGATGTACCTCCATATTCTTCTGTTGTATTTTTATCTGCCATTATACACTATCTGAACCTCCAAAATATAAACCAGAATTTTGTGTTCCTGCTGAAGCAGCGTTGTATCTTGATGTACTTAAATTTCCTATACCACTATTACTCCAAGCACTACCATCATACTCTTCTGTTTCATTTGATAATCCACCTGCATATCCACCACAACTTGTTGCAGCAGTTTGTGTACCAAAGTTAGATAGCCAATATCTTGCATGATTCATATTACCACCTGCTGACCATGAGCTACCATTATATTCTTGTGTACCATCTGTATCATCATCTGGTCCAGAACCCATAGCTGCGTCTTGTGTTCCACACCCACCTGCTAAATCAAAATCAACTGATAAAGAACCACCTGAAGACCAAGAAGCTACATTGTTATAAACTTTTAATAAACTTGTTGTTGAGTTGAACCATGCTTTTCCATGTTCTGCACTTGGATCAGATGAAAGTATTTGTATACCTGCAGCTGCTGCTGCTATTACTCCTGATTGTCTTCCTGCGTTATCTGCTGTTGTACCACTCATTATGAATCTGTTACTGTCCTCGCTGTTACTGCTGAAGCATATTTTGCTGTGCTTGTTAAATAAGTAGATGAATTTGTTTTTTGTCCACCATGATTTAAACCATCTGTTCCACCAGTTGCTTGTCCACAACCTTGAGAATAACTTTTACCTTCTGGAGAAGCATCTGCTGCTGACCAAGAAGTTCCATTATAGGTTTCTGTACTTGTTGCATAACTTGAGTTTCCAGTTGTAGCTGCAGCCGTTTGTGATCCCCAACCTGCGTGTTGGTGTCTTGCTGTTGTTAAAGTTCCTGAAACTGACCAATTAGTTCCATCATATTCATGTGATACAGTTCTTTGAGAAGTTGGGTTACCCCCAATAGCAAGTCCTGCTGTTTGAGTTCCTGCTGCTGCTCCATCTCTTTTATGTGCAGTCATATCATTTGCAGTAGACCAAGATGTTCCATTATATTCTTCAGTCTTTGATGTATCTGCCATTAAGTTTCTCCTCCAAATCTAAGTCCTGCTGTTTCTGTTCCCATTCCTTTAGATTCATTAAATGATTCATTTAAGTTTCCACCTGAACTCCAAGACGAGCCATCATATTCTTCTGTAGAATTACTAGCACTTCCAGTATTTCCTCCTGCAGCTACAGCAGCAGTTTGAGTTCCAAATCCACCACCATCTCTTCTTGCTGATGCTAAATTTCCAACGCCAGAAGTGGACCAGTTTGTTCCATCCCATTCTTCTGTTTCTGCTGTAGTTGAACCATCATAACCACCAAAAGATAATGCAGCAGATATTGTTCCTGCACCACAATTTGCATACACTCCTGTGTTTAATGCATTAACTGCTGACCAAGCTGCTACACTTCTATAAACTTTTAATGTTCCAGATGTTGTATTGAACCATACTGTGCCTTCAGAAGCTGATGGATCGTCAGAACGAATTTCTGCTCCACCTGCTGCTTCTGCGATTACACCAGATTGTCTATCGATGTTATCAGAAACTATACCACTCATAGTTTACCTACAATGTTTGATCTAAATACGAAACAACTACATCAACATTAGCACTACTACCAGTTGCAATACACAAATGATCTGTACCTTCTATAACAAATTTACTTGTGTGTTCAAATGTAGCGTTAGCTGCAAGTGCTTGGTCAGAATAAATTTCATAATCTGTACCACCACCATCATCGTCTATATAGAGATCAAAAGTTTCTGCTGCACCTGCTGTTTCACAAACCATAATTGATAAAATAGTATAAGTGTGTCCACTTGCCCCATTTATTAAAACAGTTTCTGAGTTTGTTACTCCTGCTGCATGAGCTACTTTTAATACTTCACTAGCCATTTATTTCCTCCATAATTAAAATCCTAACACTAATGCCTTTCCTGTACCTGTTATAGTTGGGTGCATACTATCATTAAAAGAAACTGCACCTGAAGTTACTGTAAATTCTTGAGCAAGAAAACTTGCTGCACCTTTAGCAGAAGTTGAAGCATCAGCTAAAGTTATTGTAACTGTACCTGATGTACCACCACCAGATAAGTTGGTTCCTGCTGTTACTCCTTCTATATCTCCTGTGCCATCTGCACCAGAAGCTACAAATTGTACTCCTACTCCATCATCATCTGAAAACGAACCAGAACTAACAATATGAGCAACTGGAACTTTAGTATATCCTGAAGCATCAGTTACTGCACCAGTAACTTTATAAACAGCATAAGTACTAGGTGTTCCTTCTTTAGTTACAGTAACATATCCTCTTGCACTTGCATTAGAAACATCATCCCAACTTTGTACAAATCCTGAGATATCTGCTGAAGCATCATCAGCATCATCTACATATAATTCTGTAACACTTGCAAGTGTTGCGTGATTAAATGCTATCTTACCTGCACCTGGATCAGCTTCTGATGTTGTGCTTTCCCAAGTCATAGCTAATCCTGCAACTCCACTTGCCCCTACCGATCCAGTTGAACCAGTTGAGCCCGTGTCGCCTTTATCGCCATTTCTTGTAAAGATTAAAGCAACAGCTCCACTATTAGTTATAGTTCCATTACTATCTAAATGAGTAACTGCTAATTTACTATATCCTGAAGCATCGCTTGTAGAACCTGTAATTTTATATCTTGCATAAGCTGATTGAGTTGTTTTATCTTTTATAGTTACATAACCTTTTATTGTTGATGTGGAATCATCCCAAGTATCTGTATCTCCAGATACATCTACTCCGTTAGCATCTTCATCATCAATATAAATTGCTGTTGCTGATGAATAAGTACTATTATTTAATCTTAATGTTCCTGATCCTGGATCTGAATCTGTAGTTGTGCTGCTAAATGTATAATCTAAACCAGCACTTACTCCATCTTCACCATGAGCTACAAAAGAAATAAATACTTCATCATTATTTGAAAAAGAACCTGCTCCTGCAATATAAGTCAAAGGAACTTTTGTATAACCAGATGCATCTGTAATAGCTCCTGATATTTTATATACTGCAAAAACACCTATACTATTTGCTTTATACATTCTAATTCTACCACGACTGGTAGCATTTCCTGTAACATCATCAAATGATTGCACCCATGCTGTTACATCATTAGCAAAAGCATCTGCATCATCTATATATGCTATTGTTGCTGAAGCTAATGTTCCATTATTAAATCTGACATATCCACTTCCTGGATCTGAATCAGTTGTAGTTGTTGAATAAGTAAATTTTGTTGAATCTCCACCACTTGGAACTTTATCTGTTGATTCTAAAGCATCTCCTGCTGCGTTCCATGCAATAACTTGACTTGCTGTTGGTTCTGGAAAAACTAAATCTAATGTACTAGAAGCAGGTTTAACTTTAGGAGTTCTTCTAAAATCAAACTCTAATTCTTGTAACATCGCAGTATGTTTATCTAAATCTGTATTTAAGGTATCTATTTGAAAAGCACCTGATGTTGCAAAGTCAGTTGTTCTTGCAACTGGTACATCTCTTAGTATGGAAATAATATCACCACTTGTTGCACCAGTACCGAGTGTCATTGTACCACCAGTAGATGCTCCAGCACCTGTTACTGTGTAGTCGCTAGTTAATGTTTTTAAAGTATCGTTTTGATATACTTTCAAATCAGAATCAGCAAAGAATGGAAAGTTTACAGTAAATGCAGTTTGACTGCTACTTGCTGTATAATTCACTCTAGGCGTTGTATCTGATATTGTTATATGTGCCATATGTTAAAACTTTTACATTAATTGATTTATAAAAATAAGTCTACGCACATTGTTTTAAAAAGGAAGATGAGTAATTGTATTAGTAGGAATAAGTCTAATCATATTTCTTTTAGTATGATAATCAACATCTCCTGAAGCTAAATCTGATAATACATCATATGCTCTAGTTGCAGTTGTTCCTGTTGGTCCTAATACTGAGCCTACTTTTGTTTGTAATGAAGTAGGATATTGATGCCCAATACCCAACATTGGTCTTAATCCTATTTGATTACTTGATAATCCTTCTATAGATTTATTTATATCTAGAAAATATCCTGTAACAGCAGATCTTTCTATTGCATCATATAATTTTTTATTATAAGGCTTTGCTGCATAGCTTTGTTTAAAAGCATATTCTGTTCTAATAAAATCAACAAAAGCTCCCATACCAACTAACATTACAGCTCCTTGCATAAATGGAATTACGCCTTCTTGTAATCCAGCAGTTAATACTCTATTGGTTGCTGCTTGTGAGAATTTTTTAAATTGTGATAACATTCCTCCCCATTGTGTATTCATCCATAAAGCCACATCTCCTTTAGATGGAGTAACAATAATTTTAGGAACATCGTGAGCTAATGCTGATTCCCAAGCTGTTTTATTTTTAATATTCCAATTTGATGTATCAGCAACTTCTATATATTTTCCTTTCATTGTGCCTCCTCTTGTATTTAATTCTTTTAAAATATTTTGAGTTCTTAAAGAAGCTTGTCCTTTTTCTGTAGACAATCCAGCACTTGCTAATCTTTGCTTCCATATTTGACTAATAGTACCTTTACCACCATTCCATTGTTTTAAAACATTTATTACTTCAGTATTCCATAACATAGATGCTATTGATTTTACACCTTGATTCCATGCCGACATTCCGTTTATATAAGTAAAATATGCTGTTTGTAATGGAGCAAGTGATCTTTCTAATCCATTATGAAAAGCAGCAACATCAGGAATATCACTAAACATTTTTAATCTTGATGCTGTATATAAATCTGTTGCTTCACCAAAAGCTTGTGCTTGTTTGGTACTTAATTTTAATCCTTTTTTTAATTCACCTAAATCAGAAAACAATGTTCTAAATGCAGGATTAAATGCTTTGTTTAAACTAAAATATGTTGCTATTCGTGCTACATCAACACTTGCTGCAATAAAACCAGTCAGCATAGTAAAAGCATTAAATAATTTTGCTGTTCTAATTGCTATAGCCGTAGCTCCTTCTGGGTTTTCTGGTAATCCATATGTACCTCTAACTAAATCTCTCATAGCTCTTAAATCTCTAAGATCTGCTTCTCTTCTTTTTAAGATTTTATCTATTAATTTTGTATTTTTTGTTCCAACATTAATTACTTCTGGATCATTTGTATGTTTTAATATTTTTTCATATCTAGGTTTTATTTTACCTGCTAATGATTTATCTAAATCAAATTCATATCTATAAGGATTCATTCTTAAATCAGCTCCTAATTTATTAGCTCTTGCTAACCAATTATTAGATACTTTAGAAAATAAATCTCTTAAAGAATGATCTCCATAACCTCCAAGAGCTGTAGATAATTTAGATAATTCTATATCTGCTCCCATTGATCTTCCATAATATCTTGTTATTGAATGAGTATCAGTAAGTAATAATGATTGATTAGCTTCATCTGACCAATCTAACCAAGTTAATTTTCTAACATGAGCAGAACTTGCTACACCAGTTGTATCAGGATGTAAAGGTTTAAAAGTATTTTGTTTTAAAAAATGCTGCATAATAGTTTTAGCTTCTTGGGTTGCTTCTTTTAAAGTTATTTTTGGAGCTTTTGCCATAATTTGGTCTATCCATTTATTTAAAAATTCTTTTTGTTTATTTCTTAATAGATCTCTTTTAACCAGTATTGGAAAATACTCTTCAGCTTTAAACCATTTTATTTTATCTTTAAAAAATTTATCTTTATTTTTTATTCTTGTTGCTTCTTTTTTTAATAAATCTTTATGAAGAGCTACTAATTTTTTTATAGATGTAGATTTTCCATCTATGTCAATAGAAGATAATTTAAACTTTTTTGCTTTAGCAATAGAAGCAGCTACAATATTTAATTTTTTTTCAAATGTTCTTTCAAAAATATTTAAACCATCACCACCTTGATGTGCTGCAAGTTGTTTAAATTGTTTAAAAAAAGGAGTAAGCTCTTGTCCTGCTTTTATTATTTCTGGTATTTCTTCTCCATGAACATTTGCTATTCCTTTCATTCCTGGAAATCTAGATAGAACAGCTCTTTTTTCAAATTCTTGAAATGTTAAATATTTAGATCTTGCAGGATCATATACTGTTGCTCTTATATGTGTTTTCAATTCATCTAATTTTCCTGGTTTTTCTTTTCCTTTTATTCTTGTTATATAATCTGTGTATCTATTTCTAATATTTCTATTAGCATCTAATGCTTGTGCCATATGATGTTGTACTTTCATTTCTACACTAACTTGGGTAGGAATGCCTAATTTATTTTTTTTTAAATACATAGCATTTGTTAATAATCCTTCTCCTATATTATTAACTGTTAAATCAGGTGATTGAAATATTCTTTTAATAGGATTATCTTTAATAAGTTCTAAACCGTATGCTTTTTCTAATTCATTCTCTAATCTTTTTTGAAAATATGTTTGATGTTTGATAGATTTTCCATTCTTTAAAGCTGTTACTTCTGCTTTAGTTAATAAAGCAGGATCGCTTAATAATGCAGAAGTACTTAAAGGATCTATAACTCTTCCATCACTTACAGCTAATACATTATGTTCTGATAATTCTTTTGCGAATCCTGATAATTCATCTTGTGTTAATTCTCCTGGCTTACCTTTTCCTTTTACAAATACTCTAGGACCTACATAACCAGCTCCCATTGATAAAGGGGAAGTTTGCATAGATTTACTAACTGGATCATATACCCAATATCCTGTATTTGGTGCAAATGCTTTTTCATAATCACCTAAAAACTTATTTTGATTTTGTCCTAATCTACTTATTATACTTTTAGGAACACCATATTTTGCAAACAAAGGAGTTAAGGCAGCAGTAATAGTTGCTGCTCCTGCAATTCCATAAGTTGTATGTTCTATAGGTCTAAAAGGATCTTCTAATCTTCTAATTGTTTCTCCTACTCCTTCTGCTGCACCTCCAGCAACAGCTCCTGTTGCTATTTTTTTTATAGTAGATAATTTATCTATTGTTGAAACTTTAGCTGCAATAGGTAAGGGTAAAAAAGTTATTGGATCTGAAAAAATCCCAAGAACTTTTCCCAATAAAAAACCAGGGCTATCTTCATGTAAAATATGTTTTTCTAATTTTTCTTTTAGATACATAGCTTCTCCTTTGCTATGTACTACACGAAAATGTTCTGGATATATTAATGGTAGTTTTCCTAAATCTTCATCTTCTTCTACTTTATAATCAGGATCAAACCTTGTGCTAATATCAAGATCTTCTCCATAATTTTTAATTGTATTATATGTATTTCTAAAAAAAGAAAATGTTGCATTTTCTTGTAAAGCAACATCTAAAGCTACATTGTCTTTTTCTATATTAATTCTTTTTTTATCTCTATAATAACCAGGAGCATGTCTTTCTAATGTCTTTTGTCTATATGCCCAATTTTTTTCAATCCATTCTAAATCTGGATTTTGTTTAAATGTTTCTGCATAATTAGGTGTGCTTGAATGTTCATTATACCAACTCATATAATAAGGTTTTTTTAATTTTTCTTTTTCTTGTCTTTCTTCATAAGCCGCAACTGCGTCATATGTTGGATTGCCTTTTTCGTTTACTCTTTTTGTATAAGCTGCTTTTGTTTCTCCTTGTTTCATTTTTAAAGGATGCCCATATGGAAGTTTTTTTTGAATTTCTTCTGTTGCAAAATGTTTCTTAATAGCCACATCTCCTTCAGCTATTGCTTCTTTTGTATTTTGTTCAATTACAGCTTCTTCTTCTGGAGATTTTTTTCTCATTAATTCTTTAGTTTCTTCTTCTGATAAATTAGAAGGATGTGTTTGTGGTCTAGTTACCATTCGGTTCTATTGATCCTATATCAAAATATTTCCAATCTTTTCCTTGGAATATTTGTTTATATTCTTTACCCAAAGTTGGTTCTACTTGAAAAAAATGTGCTGTACTTTTAACCATATCTGGAATCCCTAATCTAAAAAATTCTTCTCTTTGACTTATGGTTGCATTTTTTAAATATAAAGCTACATTAAGATAATTTCTTTTTAAAAGATTTTTTACATCAGGACTGTTTATTTTATCTATATTCTTATATATAGAAGATGATAAGTTTTCAAAATTACTTAATATTAATTCTGGATTATTAAGTTCTGCATTTCCAGTTATTTTATTTATTCGTAATTGATTTATTTTATTTTTAATAGAATTTTTATAATTAATTTCATATGATTGGTTTGCCATTATACCACCGACATCATATGCTGGATGAATTTGTTCTAGTCCATTTCTATCTATATATTTTGGAATCCATTCTCCATTAGGATTTTTTTCTATATATAGTTTATTTGAATCTAACAAGGCATAACCCATTTGAGGATCTGATTCTATCCATTTTTCTGGTCTTAATGTTTTATCTATATCTAATTCTTTTAATAAAAAACTATAATCTTTTTCTGTTTCTGATAATCTTTTATCTCTTTCTTGTTCTGTATAACCATCTGTAGGTATTCCCAAGTTTTTATGATATTGTAATCGTTTATATTCAAGTCCACTTTCAATAGGTAAATCAAAATTACCATCTGCTTTTTTAATCATTCCGTCATACATCCATAAATGTGCTAAATCTTCTCCTACAAATCCTATAACATTACCTCCACCATGTTGTTTTGCACTTTTATATTCTTGTTTTTCTACTGGATTATAAGTCCATTCTACAGCAAATTCTTCTGGTTCTATAATTTTGCCAGGAAGCAATCCACTTTTATGATCTATAAATGGAAGCCAATCAATAATTTTCATTGGTCTATTCCACCACCTTACATTATCTTTATACCATTGTTTTTTTGCTGCTTCTTTAGTTTTTACACTTGAAAAATTATAGTTTTCACTTTCAAATTTCATTTCATAATCTGATGGTGGTCTTCCATCTACAGTTGGTCCAAGATTGGATGCTTCTAAAAGTTGGAAAAAAGCATGATGAGCTCCTACATCATTTATAAAACCTTTTACCGTTCCTCCTTCTGCTCCATGTTTAATTAACCAAGGTGTTAATGACATAATAATATCTGTTGTTTCTCTTCTATTTTTAGAATTTAATAACCCTCTAGCTTTATCATTAAGCTTTGGATAACCTTTTTTATTAAATAACCCTCTTGGGTCCATATAAGATTTTAAATACCCAGTATCATCATATTGAAAACCAGTACCAGGTAGAGGAGTTCTATCTCTATGATTATATTTATTGTATAAAATTTTAGGAAAAATTAACCAATTCCATTTATTAAATCTTGTTGGATCTTTTTTATTATATAATGTTCCTAATGCTGCTTCTAAAAACGCTTTTTGATTTTCTTGTCTTGCCATTGTTTTTGTAAAACCTTCCATATTATTTTGTGATGCTGGAGAAAGTTTTACTTTTCTTTGAGCTTCTAAACCGTCATATATAATTTTTAATGCATCTTTATCTATTGTGCCATTATCTTGTATAGCTTTTTCAATCATGTTTAATGATTGTAGTAATATTGGATCATCTCTCCATTCTGAATTTACAGCTTTAAATATTAAACTTGGATCAGAATGTAATATTCTGGCTAAAGTATTTGCAACTACTTCAAAATCTCCATATTTTATACTTACTCCACCTTGTGAGAAAATTTGTAAAAATCCATTGTGAACAAATTCAGGAACTGCTCCCATTGAAGTTATAGTATTAACAAATGTTTTTAATCGTTCTGGATCTTTTAATTGTTCAACTAAAGTAACATTATCATTAATATCAAATCCTTGAGAATTTAATATTCCTGCTACTAAATCTTTGGATTCTGCACTATCATCTAATCTAATTGATGGATCGCCATATGCTCTTGTTGCTTCTAATATATATCTTTTTTGAGCAGCAGTTATAGCATTTAATTTAATTATATCAGCCACACTTACTAATGTTTTATCAAGCCATTGAATTTGTTCTGTTTCATTCATTTCACCTAAATTAATTTGAGAATGTGTTATCTCATTTTTTAATTTATGTATAACAGCACCTATTTGTTTGCTTTGATTAGGCATAAAGTTTCTTTTTACTTGATTACCTAAATTATCTAACATTCCTCTTTGACTTGCTAATGCATTTTTTTTATCAAAATCAATTTCTTCTTGTCTAAAATCTGTAAAACTTTTAAATTGATCATGTATATGTGCTCCTAATAATTTATGTTGTAAATTTGTTGTACCATGATGAGATGCATTAGTCATTTCCTCTACTATATTTGTAGATAATTTATATTCTTCTTTACTTAAATTTGGTTTTAATTCTTCTAATTCTTTATCTAATATAGAGTTTATAAATTGTTTACCATTCTTAGTATTTTTATAATTTTCAAATATTTCTTCTCCTTTTCTTTGTGCTTTTACAACTGCTAAATAATCATTACCTCCATTTCTATCTAATTCTTTTTGATATTCTTTTATCATATGTTGTGTAATAATTGCAGCAGTTAATCTGTTTCCTAAATTTCTTTTTCTTCTTGTTGTTTCTGCTGGACCCCAATAACCAGAAACTGTATTAGCTTCATATTGTGCATGTATTAAATTAAGTTCTGGTTGCATTTTTTGAAATGCACTAATTGTATTATTCTCTTTTGCAATTTGATTAAGTATTTTATCTTCTTGAATTAGAAGATTTTCATTAGCTAGAGTTTCTGTTTCTTTTATATCTCTTTGAGTTTTTTGTTTACTTACTTCATCATGTATTCTAATAATACTTTTATTTACATATGCTTTAGCATAATGAACTACACCTGGATTTTCTTTTTCTATTTCGTCTAACCAAGCTTGAGATAAATCTTGATATTCTTTAGCTGTTGCTTCTGGAGCAAATGGATTATTTCCTTTTGCTCTAGTTTCTATTGAATTTAATGAAATTACTTTCCTGCTTAAATAATCTGTATCTATTTTAATTTGTTTATTTTGCCCTAATTTTCTTATACCTTCACCTAGATCAAACATGCTATTCATAGCTGTTTCCCAAGCTCTTCTTCCTGTATCATCAGTTTCATATTTAACAAATGGAGCTGTGTCCAATTCCATCTTTTCATATTTTTGTTTACTTACTGCCATAATTAACCTTGCCTCCTATATAAATCTGGTCCTATATCAGCTAATTTTTTAGTTTCTTTTTTTGGTGGCTCAGGCAATTTTATTATAATATCCTGTTCTTCTTCTGGCTTAAAGTATGCTCCTGCATCCATAGCCAATGTTCCAAGATCTGCTGCAAGTGTAACACCAGCAGCTTTTTTAGCAATATCAAGTTGAGTACTTTTATAATCAAGATTAGACAAGGCTATATCTCTATCAGTTACAACTTTATCATAATTTAATGTCCAGTAATTTTGATAATCTTCATCTGCTGCTAAAAAAGAATGACTTTCATTTGGTAAAATACCTTGTGATGCAGCGATAACTAAATTCTTACTTCTTTGTCTATCTTTTGTTCTAAGTAATTCTATTTCTTTTAACTGAGCATCTGATTGTACTAATTTTTTATTATTCTCTAAAATATTTTTATCTTGTTCTATTGAATCTGTTTGATTTTTATAATTTGCTACTGCTGCAACACCTTTAACAGCAGTTCCTACTCCATATATAATCTTACCTAAATTTTGGCTCCAAGTAGAGCCTCCTTTTCCTCCTCCAAATGGACTTCCATATGTAGCCCCAGCTATTAAATGTGCAGCAAATTGAACTTCTTTTGGAAATAAACTTGTAATAAAACCTACTGGTCCTGCATCACCTTGCATTATACTCTTACCTCTACTGACATTCCTAATATCTTAGCTTCTAAAGGATGTTGTTGTGTTATTAATACCGTTGGTTCATCTGAATATCCTATAGATACAATTTCTTTTCTTCCAGTAAATGCAGATGGATCTGCTTGTTGGTCATCTTTTACTGCTCTAAAAGTTATATTTTTATTATTAACTGATATATTTCTTGCTTCATTAAGATCTAAATTAACTCTATTAATTCTTCTTTTCTCTCCTGTTAAAGAACCTTGTTCTAAATTTATATCTATAGGCATAGATTCTAAAGTTGGAGTATAATTATATCCACCTTTAACTGTTGCATATGCTTCTGGTAAAACTATTTTACCATTAGCAACCGTTAGTGTTCCTGATGAATATACAGGTGAACTACTAGGTGATACAAAATTTAATGATTGTCCATTTAATGTAGTAAATCCATCATGTATTCTAGTTACTGTAAAAGTTATAGCTGCATTATCAGCAGGAGTAGATGCTAAAGCATCGTTTAATGTTAAGGTTACTTCACCACTAGACATAGTTGATACACCATTTATTGTATGTGTTTCTGATAATCCTGCAATAGTAAATTGTTCTCCTACAAATGGTTGATCAGTTAATCCATCTATAACTAAAGTATTACCAGTATTACTTGCTCCTTTGACTAATGGAGTTCCATTAGCATAAGCAGTATCTGTAAAACTACAATCTAAAGTTAGACTATTAGCTTCACTTAATTGTTCTATTGTAAATAAATCTGTAGTTCCAGGAGATGATGCATCTGATATAACAAAACTTCCACTTCCTTGAGATGTTAATACTAATCTAGTTGTTGCTGAATTAGCTGCTGCTCCATCTGATGTAGTATGTAAATAAAAAGTATTTGCATCTACTCTATAAACATAATAAGTAGTTTCTCCATCAACAGTTGTTGCAACACTATTAACTGTTCCTGATGGATATACTCCTCCATTATTAGTTATAATCACATCATTACCTGTTGTTAATCCATGACTAGTTTTAGTAAACAAACCATTTGATACATTAATTGCAGTCGCATCTAATGATGTTGTTATATTGTTTGTTCTTCTTTGATTTAAAGTAAATACTTTGCTACCAACAGATGATATACTTAAATATCCTGAATCTGTATCAGAAGTAAATCGTGTTTTCCATTGGCTCCATCCTGCTAGTTTTTCTATTCTTATAGAATGAAAAACTGCAAGAGTTCCATCTGTCATTACAAAATATGCAAATGCTTCTGGTCTTGTAGAATTACCATACATTACTGTTGAATCTGTTGGAGTTCCAATTAAATGAGAAGATAATGTAGATACCGAATTAGAACTATATGCAGATTCTAAATCTGTAAATAAAAATTCTCTTATTGCTTTTCCACTTTTTTGACTAAATAAAGTTCCTCCATCTAATAATTGTGGTTGTACTCTATCACAACCAAATGGAGTTTGTCTTTTTAATGTTATACTTGCAGGTGTTATAGATGTTGTAGTAGAAGAAGTTTCATAAAATTCTCCTGAATCTGTAAATAATTGTAAATGTCTAGAAGATACCATATGTCTTATTTCTGATATTTGATCAGATCCAAGTAATACTTGTATAGAATCACTTGCAGATGCATCATCTACATTAAAATTATCATAATCTCCAGTTTGAGATGCCCATATACCATTAGGTAGCCCAGGGGAACCACCAAACCATAATCTATCTTCATGAAAACATATTGCAGAAGGATATTTTTGTTCAGCAGAAAATGCTTGTTCATCCCAATCTTGATCTGCAGAACTACTTGCTAGAGTTTCTAACACAGTTCCATTCATAACAGTTGCACTAGATTTTGTTGTAGTTAATATTTCTTTTCCTTTATATCTAACTCTTATTGCTTCATGATCATCTGTCCAATAATCAGCAGATGTAGTTAAAGTAATTGTTCCTGATGTTCCACTAGGATTTAATGTCATAGTAGCAGGAGCAAACTTATAATAAGGTTGATAAGTTGGGTTACCTGAAGAATGAGTTGCGTAAGAAAAATTACTTCTAGTAAAAGTTGTTGCTGAAGTTCTTAAAATAATTTGTGGTTGCATTAATCTATGGACTACATACATTGTATCTCCATATTGTGCAAAATTTAATTCAAAAATTGTAGCAGTAGTCCAAGGACAACTTGTAATTTCTTGAGTTAAACTAATAGTTGAATTATTAACATCATAAATTCTTAATTTTGTATTCATAAATACAAAAAGATATTCTTCTGTATCTGAAAATCTAAAAGGAAGTAATCTGCCTGTTTCTCCTATACTATCAATATATTTTGCCCCAGGTCTTCTCATTACTCCACCATGTTGAAGTAAACTAAAATTTTTTAATTGTTTGCATCCTTTAAAATATGCTTTGACATCTGTTCTAGAATTTAAACCTGGTTCTAATTCACCTGACGAGAAGTTCGTTAATAATGTTTTTAATTGTGCCATACATTAATCTGGTGATCTGGTACTTTTTCTAAAAGCTAAATACCTATCTACTCCTAATCTTTTGTTTGTTCTTTCTTGTGATCCTATAGATCTAGCAATTCTAACTTGTGTATTAAATAATACATTAAATGATTGTACTAAATTAGGATCTCTTGCTATAGAAGCACCAAATAAAGAAGCTAATTTATATTGTAATGTTATAGTAAAAAATGGAGGAAATTGATCTTCTTCTTGTCTAAATGTATAATCCATTATAACAGTAGATGTACTATCTAAATTACAATAAATTTTATCTCCATATCTTTCATATTTAACTAAATTATCATTAACAGTTATTGCATGAATTAAAATACAATCTGCTGGTATTTGATATCCAGCATCCCATCTGCCATGTGGTGTATTTTCTAATCTACTAAGTTGAACTTGTTGGGTTGAAAATCTCCATCTATGTTGTGTTAATAAAGCTCTTAAAGTATCTTCATATAATTGACTTGCTATATCTGATTCTGTTGTGCCATCATCAAACGAACTTATAGTATTTGCTCCAACCATAGTTAATGCTCTGGAACATATATCAAATTTTGTTGTCGATTCGTTTGTATTTTCAGCTACCATATCTTTTTTTTTATTTTGCCAGTTTCTGTTTCCAAGTACTGGCGAACTCAGAATCTTATTTCATTAATTTGAATCCACTATGTTCCGTTAGTAGTAGTAACAGTAGTTGCACCTGTAGCAGAAGAAACCACTAATAGATCAACTGTTTCAGTTCCACCAGCAGCACCAACACAAAGAATAACATCGTTTTCTTTTAAGTTTTGGTATTCAGAATTAAAATATCCTGAACCTGCGATAGTACCTACAGCATCTCCATCTACATAATACCAGATTGAGTTTCCATCACCACCTTGGGCAATTTTTTTAATTGGATTGCTTGTTGCATAAGCCATTTAAAATATACTCCTATTCATCACATTCTACTATTCTAACCCCGTCTTGGTCAATGATTTTTGCTCCCATTGACATAGATGATGTTACAAGATGTGATACTTTTTCTGGTACATAATTGATCTCCGTGCTAACATCTGTTCCAATTCCTAAGCCTGTAGAACTTGAATGCCAAGCTACAGAATCTCTTTCTGAGCTATTAAGAGTTAAACCACTATGAGTAAACCATAGATAACCTAACCATCTTTTGGCAACCATGCCGCCTGGGAGTGGAAGTTGGTCTGTACCAACATAATCAGCATGTGAGAATTCATCTAAGTCGATTAATTCAGTCCATGCTTTTGGAGCAACTGCCCAATATCTCTGACCATCGTCAGGAACATCAGCGTTACCCATTCTTTCCCATTCAGCAAAAGCTTTAGCTTTAGTCATACCACCAGCAGTAGTTATAGTTGTACCAGTTGCCCATTCAGTTGTAAGAAGTGAATCAGTTTTTCTGCCTAATGCGTAAGCAGCGTTTTGTGCGACCACATTTCTTTCATCTATATTGGTTTTTAATAGATCTAACTTATCTACATACTCAGATGCATAATAATCTGAAATAGTTGCATCAACATTACTATGAGTTAAATCCATCGCTACAACTTCAGCATGTCTAGCTTTAGTACTAGCACTACCTTTAGCGACTTTTTGGAAACGAACAGTATTACCTACTACATTGTTTACTACACGAACTGTGTTTTTTAGCTTTGAACCCATCCTTTGATACGCAAGATGAACTTCGGCTTCAAATTGTGTAATAAAAGCTTCTGTAATTGTAGCAGCCATTATATATACCTCGTTTGGTTAATAAAAAATAATAATATCGGTTTATCGCTGATATTTTTATCTCTTATCCAGGATGGGGAGAATATTATATATCTTTGGACCTAGAGCTAATCTAGACCAAATATCCCACTATTTGCAACGCACAAATTAATATGTGGGATATCTTTTTTTCTTTTTCTTTTTAGCCAAGTTTTCCTGTACTTCCTTTACCTGCTGGTTCATCTCCATATTTTTTATTGAATTGCTCAGTTACATAATTAACATAAGCAATATCTCTTTTATTTGGATCTGAATATCTAGGATCAGCCATTAAAGATTTTAAATCAGATTCTGATGCAGCAGAACTAACAGCAGCACCTTGAAGATCTCCTACGCTTGGTTGTGCAGAAGCATTCATTATTTGTTCCATAGTTTTTACACCATTTGCTGTTGAACAAAAATTTTCAACAAGATTATATGCTGATTCATCTAAGTGTTTTTTTGCCCATAATTGAACAGCTTCAACTCTATTTTTTGCACCATCTCCTAATATTCTCATTTCTTCATCAGGATCTGGAGCATCTGCTTGTTGTGCTCTTATGTACATATCTACTAGACCATCTACTTCTGGTTGAGATAATTTACTATTAAATGCTTCTTCTTTTAAGAATTTCCAAACATTTGTTTGTTCCATTTCATGTTTGGCTTCTTCCAGATCTTCAGGAACATTTAATTTATAATTATCCAAACTTTCAGGAACTTCAGCTTGTGCTTGTTCTTCAAGTTCTTTTGAAAGTTCTTGTGTCAATTCTTCCTTTCGTTGTCCTAACTTACCTTCTAAATTACGATAACTTTCAGATAGTTTTTCAACTTCAACTAATCCTTTATCTTGATTCCAGAATTTATCCATACCTTTTAAATATTCAGGCATTTCATCTGAACCTTCTTCTGGTGTAGATGTATATTCTGGTTCATCAGCAGGATCTAATCTTCTTTTAGATCCTTCTGTTGGTGCAACAGGAGTTTCCTCTTGTTGTGATTGCTCTTGTGGAGCTTCTTTTACTTCATCATTTGATGATTCGCTTGTTTGGTTTGACGATTCTTGTTCGGGCATCTGTACCTCCTTGGTTATGTGATGTTATCCTTCTTAATAATATTGCGACTATAAAACGCATACCTTCTAAATGACGAAGGTAGTCATTAGTTACATTTGGACCACTTACTGCTTCTACAGTTATTGATCGTAAATAGTTAATAACTTCTTTTCCATTAGCACCAGTAAATACAGATGCAACTAATTCGTTTAATTTCTTTTCTTCTTCTGGAGATCTTTGAAATCCATCTATGCTTACACCATGAGGTGTTTTATCTTTTTTTATATCTTCCCAGGTCATTCTTGTGGTTGTTGTTGTTGTGCCATTTGTTGCATTTGAGCTATTATTTGTTGCTGTTCTTCAGGAGATCTAATTATATTTCCTGGCAATCCTAGCTTTCTTGCTATATATCCTGCAACTATATCTGTTTTAACAAACATATTTAAACTTTCTGGTCCAAATCTTGCTCCTATTATATCTAAGAATCTATCTATAATTGACACATCTTGATTATTTTGTGCTTGTGCCAATGGAGAAACAGGTTTAATTTTAATTTCTCTATTACCTATTGTAGGTAATTGTATTCTTCCTTGTTTCTTTAGAAGATAGATAACCCTTCTTAAAATAGGATTAACAAATTCTGCTTGTAGTCTACCAAATGCAGAACCTATTTGTCTACTTAAATCTGCCATTCTTTCTGTAATTTCTGTAGCAGTTGCTGGAGTTTTATTTGGATCTCCTAATTGTTCATTATATAATGCTTTTTTAATATTTAATCTCATATCTTGAAGTATTAATTGAGCTACATCAAAATTTCCTGGTGGAGCTATTGGAGTTAATCCAGTAGATCCTGGAGATCTTGGAATAATAGAACCTGGTACTAATTGGATTGTATCTGGATTTATAACACCATCATCATCTACTTGATACATTCCAGCAATAGACATCTGAGCATTTTCTAATATTAATTCAACAGTTAGGTTACAAGTTTTGATTGCAGGTAAAGCATTTAATAACGGACCTCTTCCATAAACTTCTCCTGCTGCTTTAGACCATCTAAATACAATCCAAGGATTAGCACCATCCCCCTTTAAACTTTGTTCAAAAATTAAAGCTTTATGTTCTTTTAAAATAACACAATGCTTCCATATATATTCATTTGGTTTTAACCAATCTCTTTTTACAACTTCTAATATTTCACATTTTTTTACTGGATTTTTTAAAAGATCCATTTTTTGTAAAACTGTATCTGGTATAATAGCTTTAGGATAAGCATTTTGTATATCTTCTGCTTTTATCCATCTTGTTCTAAATACAGCATCTACATCATCGTTTGGTCCTGTTTCTAAAACTAAATGTGCTAAAGGAACTGCTCTAAATCTTATAGGATTATTTGCATCACCTTCTTCTACTAATAATGCTCCTGTACCAACAGCAAGATCCATGAAGGATTCATGGACTTCCTGATTAAAATTAGAGTTTTGTAAAATCTCAAATATATAATCGGTTATTTGATCTAATCCTTGATCTACTCTTAATCTATCAGCAGGTGGGATTTCAGTTCCACTTCTTAAATCTGCCCATCTGGCAAAAGTTGGAACCATTCCTGCTTGTAATCTAGATGCAAATTCTTGAACTCCTACAACTGCTGTTTCATCAAATATTTTATCATTCTTTTTTTTTGCTACTTGTTCTTCATAGAAAGATTCTCTTTGTGGTAATGCATATTCATAACATTCTTCAAAATGTCCTGACCACATTTCTTTTCTTGCTTTAGCTGCTTTAAATCTTTTAAGTATATCGCCCACATAGTCATTTGATATTCCTATATTTTCGTCTATACCTGTACTTTGTAATGCCATTTACTATCCTAATGTATCACCAGAACCTTGTGTTGCTGCAAACAAACTTCTTGCAAAACCACCGAACCCACCAGATACTAAAGATTTTCTTCCTCTATTTGTATTTCTCAAATCTTCTTTTTCTTTATCTTTTAGATCTGCTAATGTTTCAGTCCTATTACTTTCTGTAGGAGAAGGTTGCACCACATTATATGTAATTTGAGGAGCTTTTGGTTTTGGTTTGCTAAAAGGATTCATACCACCCATAATTTTTTACCTATAATTAATTATAAAAAATATATATTATCTTTAGATATTTTCTTTTTCAACGCACAAAATAATTGATAAGGAGTAATAACAAACATATTTTTCATTCCTATCATATATTTAATTGCTGATACACAATACATTGGAACCCAATTAAATAATCTTTTATTTTTATTTTCACTTTCAATTACTATTGCTGTTGCTTTATGTTTTTTTAATATTTGATGATGAGTATATAACATTTGTTTAGTATTTAAAATATTAATAAACACACCATTTAATGCATAATCAAAAGCAATCCATTTATTTGTTAAGGGATCATACCCGTATATAAAACAATGTCTAAATCCTGGTTTTGTAAAGAAGTCAAACCAATATTGTGATTTTCTATCTATAAAATAGATTACCCACCTCGAAATAGTTTCCATTTATTTTTATTTTGTTCCTTTGGTTTTCTAGTAAAAACATCCCAGTTTCTTTTAACTACAAAATTTTGCATTGGTTTTTGTTGTTTTAATAACGACTTGCCTTCTCCTGCTCCTAAGAACATATACTGAAGAGCATCATGTATATGAGAATATTTATTTTTATCTGGCTTCTCATCATACTTATCTCCAATAACATTAATTCTTCTATAACAATATCCACCATCAAAACCTCTTAATAAGATTTTGCATGACGGATCTATTAATACTCCTGATTTTCCATCTATCATTCTGTTTAATACAGAATTAACTGCTTCTGTTCTTGTAACAACATCATTAGTAGGAGCTGGTCTTGCTTGTAATCCAGCAGCCCTCATAATCTGGAATGGAGTTGTTTCATCTGTTTGAGCTCTAAAATCTCCAGCAGGATCTCCAATAATTGATATTTTTTGAGATTCCTGTGGAAACAGAGCTGCTATCTCTCCTTTTAATAATTCTGAAAATTTTTTTACCCCCATATCCATACACACTAACTCTTTAACAAGAAGCCATTTGTTTCTTGCAGTTCGCTGTCCAAAGATAGCAGCAGGTGTCAAACCAAAATCTATTCCAATAAACACTTCCAGATCCTTACTAATAGGGATTGGTTCTTTTGCTTTATGAACAGTAGAATTAAAGTTAGGATAGACTAACTTTCCTTCTTCTATTGTTCCTAGTTTATTTAAAACATAGACATCAATCCAGGATTTAGTCTTACCTTTTATAATATTATCATAATAATTTGGTGTTAGATGTTTTGAATTTTCTGCTTTGTTATTTGGTTTGTATTCTAATAGTTGTCCTTGTTTATTTTTTTTCTCTAACATTCCTGGAGGTTGAGTATAGAAAGACCAGTTGTCAGGTTTCTGCAGCATAAGAGCTTCTTCTGGTGCGATGTAATCTGGTACTGCACTATCTCCTGCCATAACTGCCCACCAATGATCTTCCTCTGGTGCATTAGTATCGCATATTACCCCATACCAACTAGGACCACCATCACGAATAGACGGAAATCTTCCTACTCTCATAGTACAGGCATCTACTATAGACTTTGGAATTTCTCTTGCTTCATTAATCCATACTCCTGTTAGTTCTAAAGATAAAAGTTTTTTAACATCTTCAGGTCTATCTAGTGCCAGGAATATAACTTCTATATCTAATCCCTTCTTTTGTATTCTATGAGTAAAAGGAACTGACCAATAAAAATATCCCCATTCTGTTTCTGGAATCCAGTCTATCCAGGTTTTAATTGTTGTTGTTTTTAATTGAGGATTTGTATTTCTAATAACTGCCCATCTTGTTTTTCTTACTCCTTCTTTATTTGGTTTTTGCATTAATGCTCTTCTCATTATTTCAATACAACATGCAACAGATTTACCAGATCCAACTGGTCCTCTGATTCCTCTAAAGAAGGAATCATCTTTCATAAAATTTTTTAATACTTCTCCCCCTGGTTTATAACTTAAACTTGGCATTATACATTTCCTTTATCTACATGATGTTTAATCATTTTATATAATACTTTTGGACCTTGAGCATTAATCCACTTATCAGCTTCATAATCTGTTATCATAGATTCAGGATATAATTGATGTATTTGTTTGCGTTTACCTATTCTTGATTTATAACCGAAGATAACGGTTTTAACTATTTTTCTAAGACGAAGTAAGTCTTTATGTGATAAGTCATCTATGAAAGGCATAGATTACATTCTAGCCAGATATATTATATATGCAAATACTAAAACTAAAACTGCAAAGAAACCATATGCAAAAGGATCCATTAGTTACCTCCTTTTATTTTTTGTTCATAAAATTGTTTATATTTTTTATGTTCGTCATCTGATACTCCTTGTTTAGCTGTATCTTCTCCTGCACCTTTATAAACTTTTTCCCATCCTTTATACTTAGGATCTTTACTATAGTCTACAGGTTTATCTTTTTTATCTTTATGTTTAAATAATGATATCATTTAATACCCCAAAGATATGAGTAATCCGTATGCTCCCCAGTCCATTAGTAAGTCTTACCAGTAGGATAAATTGTTATTCCACCAAATAAGAATCCCTTCTTTTTTCTTTTCTTTTTTGGTCCTTGGGTAATTTTGAATGCATCTTGTCCTGTAATCTTTTTTTGTGTATCTGTTCCAGGTTTTTTCTCCCATGAAGAAGGTTCTTCTTTCTTTATATTTAGAGTACCAACTTTTTTTTCAATTACTTTTTGTTGAGCTGGTGGTGAAACCTTATCACTAGTTAAATGGCTAGTTCCTAGACCACGATCAGCAGCTTTTTTCAGTTTTCTATATACTGTACCTGAATATGTATCGAATCCTCTTGCACCCATTCCTGTAGTTGCTCTTTTTTTATGTTTATAATAATAATCAGATGTTAATGCTTCATTACCTGGTATATCTCTACTTCTTTGCCAAGCATCTATTCCTACAGCACCTAATGCTACAAGACCAATTCCTCCTGCTCCTTTTCCACCTGGTGATTTAGCAGCAGTTGCTATCTTAGCTCCAGCATATTTTAATCTACTTCTAATCCCAGGATCTAATCTTTGTTTTAACCATTGACCTTTTGCATATTTATGTTGTCCTCCCCCTCCTACTCTTATTACAAAGTCTTTAGCTTTAGTTAATTTGGTTCCAATTCTTTTTAATCTTGATGATTCTTTTACTTGTATAGCTTTGCTTTTGCTCCATTGCCAACCTTCTTTTATAAATCCTTTTGCTTTATCACCTCCAAAAAAGGAAACATTTTTCTTAACATTTGTATACCATTCTAGTCCTTTAGGTTTAGCCATTAGTTTTTCACCTTACGAAAGCTTATGCTGGGATTGGTCCTTAATAATTTTTTAATAGTTTCTTTTCTATATATAGGATCTTGTCTAAACTGTTTAGCTTTTTTAGTTTGGGCAAGTAACGATACTCCTGTTATTAATGCTCCCCATCCTGAACCTATGCCGATTGCACGACCTACTGTTGGTAAAACTTGTTTTACTCTTGTAGCATTAAGCCATTTTGTATTTTTTTTAGCTTGATTCCACTTATTAGATTCTTTATTCCATTCTTTTACTTCTTCCCGTGTGGGATTCCATGATTGATCTGATGGATTACCTCCAAAATCCCATCTTGGTTTTATAGGATTTGCTTTTATAGGATTCTTTTTAGATCCTGGTCTACTATCTTTATACCGCTTATTAGCTTCTTTATTCCATTTAGACCATAGTCCAACAATATCTGGCATTATCCTTTACCCCAAAAATACCAGGCTGTAAGAGCTATCATAATAGCTCCCCATATCCATTTACATTTAAAATACTTACAAAATTCTTCTCCACAGGATGGACAATGATCTCCTTCAGGTGGGAAACTAAAATCTTTTAGTGGTGGTTCAGAAACATTTATTATACTACTTTGTAGTTCTTCTTTAGGTATTGATGCCTCTTCGGATTGTTTTCTTGCTTCTGCAAGATCTGCCGAAAAATTTGCTTTGGCTTCGTCTTTTTTAGGATCTCTTACCATACTATATACCAAATAACAATAGCAGCTACCAGCCACCATGCTTTGATATCAGCAAGAGTAAATTCCTTCACATCCCACCATATATCACTTATCTTATCTTTTAGCCATTCCATAATAATAACTTTCTGTCGGTTGCAACCGTTGATCCCTAAGGGGGATTTCCTAACTGCCGACACTTTTACCTTATAGGGAAAAAAAAATTTTCACAACGCACATTACTTCTGGTAGTTTCTCCACCGTTTCTTCCAGATCCAATTACCGAACCTAGTATTAATTCTGTCTAGCCATTTAAACAAGAAGCTATGATATAACCATTTATTTTTCATAATCACCTTTTTTTAAAATATCTAGTGAGCAACACTTAATCATATAAAAGTGTTCCACTTTTTGGGGTACCCCTCTATTTATCCGAAAGGTCTATATTAACTTTAACATCTCCTATTACTTGATGCTGATGTTTCTCTGGTGCTTTAAAGCCTGTCCTATCTAGTATATCTATACAGCTTTGTAGTTGTACATACTCTGATTTAGCATTAGTTGCTAGATTTATTAGCTTACTACTAGCTATACCTGCCCCTACCCCTAGTGTTTTAGCTATTAGTTGTAACATATACTTCTGTACTTTTGGTAATCGTAGTGTCTTACTTGCTATAACTCTTGCTGA